GCTTGAGAACAGCTATAACGCTGATAAGCAGGCAGCACGTGAAAAGCAGTTCTTTGATACTTATGGTGGTAGATTCTCAAACAACAGAGGTTTGGGGCTTGCTATCCTTAATGAGCTTGATGCTCGTGGTATTGATACATCAGCTGCTGATGAAGCTGTACAGCAGATTCTTGATCAGCTTAGAACTGAATGTAATGAAATATTGGAACTTACAAAAGAAGCAAATGAAGCAGCAATTCAGAATGCACAGAAAGTAGAAGAAGTGGCAAATGTAGTAGCACAGGCAGTAGCATCAAATCCAGATGCATCAACGCCAATGTCACCACCTCCAACAGTTGAATCTGCTGAAATGCCACCAGCTATTGATGCTATGGACCCTGATGGTGAGTTTAATCCTGATGATGTTCCTCCTGCAGAAGGAACTGAACAAACAGAACCACCTGCAGAAGGTACAGAAGGAACTGAACAAACAGAACCACCTGCAGAAGGTACTGAAGGAACTGAACAAACAGAACCACCTGCAGAACAACCTGCAGATGATACTGAAGTATCTGATATTCGTAAGAAACGTATTTCAAGAATGAAGTCAAACTGGGGTAAAACACGTACTCAGAAGAAAATGGAAGCTAAGGGCTTTAAGCCATCAGCAGGTATGATTGAAGCTGCTTCAAAGGGGTATTAGTATGGATGAAAAATTACTTGACGAAATTTTTGCTGATCTTGCAGCAGACCTTGTCAACCTTTCAGATGACGAAATTAAGGACCGTATTCTTAAGTATGGTTTAAGTCCTGAAGACATGAAAGAGGTCTATGATACTGTAAAAGCAGTACAAGAAGCAGAAGCTCTTGGTGATGAAAACGTAGACCCACTTAATTTGGATGCTGTTGATACACTTGCTGATGCAAATACAAAAGAAGCAAAACGAATGGCAAATGAAGACCAGACTAAAGTTAAAGTTACTGAAGAAGACAAAGACTCTGACGGCGACGCAGACAAGGTAACAGTTGAAAAAGAAGACCCAGAAGATGATACTGAGCTTACTGATGAAGAACGTGCTATCATTGAGTCTATGGGAACAGATGAAGGTACTGAAGAACCTGATAATTCTTCTGAGACTGAGGATAAGCCTCATGAAGAACCAAAATTCAAAAACAAAACTAATCAGTTTGCCAGATTCCTTGGTGAAAACAGATTAGGTGGTATGTAAACACCTGCTACATGCAGTGTTATATATTTTAGTATAAAGCATAATGGAGGATAATGTTATGCCAATTTCAAGAGATCAGATTGAAGCTCTGTCAAAGCAGGTGTTCATTGTTGAGTACTTGCTCAATGGTATGTTTCCTTGTCAATCAGACGTTGTACGTTTGATTCGCTCAAAGAAACGTGAATGGAAGTTTAACGACAAGTTTGAGTATCGCATGCTTCTTGCCGGTACAAACACTGGTGGTTCTTTGAACTCTCAGACATTCAAAGAAAACGTTGGAATGATTAAACAGGGAGACCTTGAATATGGTACATTCCGTGCTACTTACGGTACTGTATCTGACGGTTTCGATGTTGATATGACACTCAACCTTGAAACAGAAGACAAAAAGGTTGCTTTCGAAAATGACTTTGCAACTCGTATGCATGCTCTTCGTATGAACGTTGCTGCATTGTTCAAAAACTTTGCTATTCACGGTCAGTTTGGTGTTCTACACCAGCTTTCTGCTCCTTATCAGGACGGTTCAAAGTGGCGTGGTGGTACATCACCACAGTTCAACGACAATGCAGTTCATGCTACAGCAGGATTGACACTTTGTCCAAACAATTTCAAAAGCTCTGATATTACAGGTACAGGTTCAACACGTGTTCCTTTCCGTATCAAAGCTCCAATCAATGTTTACAACAGTAACTTCCAGGCTGGTAAATATCTTATCAAAACAAAAGAAAACAAACCTTGGGGTACAGCTGATGCTTCAGAAATGTACATGATTCTTGAAAATCAACCAGGTTATCTCACATTGCTTTCTGTTGGTACAACAGTAAGTGACTGGGATGAAGGCCAGTTCCTTGAAGTTTGTGGTAACCGTGAAGTTACAGCAAACTCTGCTATTTTCCAGGATTCTTGGGAAGCAAATGCAATTACTGTTGCTAATGGTCCTTATGCTGGTAACTATGACTTGTTCAATTACTCAGGTACTGCAAAATACACATCAGGTAACAATGCAATTGTTGGTGCTATGGAAGGTCTTGCTGACCTCTTCCCTTGGTACGTAGATCCAAATGAAATTGCATCAGGTGGTGAAAACCGTCTTGGTCTTGACCTTGGATTCCGTGACCAGCCAAACCGTTTGCGTTACAGCACACAGCAAGCTGGTGGTTGGGTTCTTCAGCAGCCTAATGAACACATCATCGATGCTATCATGCGTGGTGCGTTCTTGACAAAATCAACAGTTCCTTATGCTGATATTGGTGTTTGGATGAACCCAGTAACACGTATTGAAATGGGCTATGAAGAAGGCGAAAACGTAAAAGTTATTCGTGATAACTTTGTAGAAGGACCTATTGTTTACCAGCGTGGTATTAAGACAACTTCTTACCAGATTGGTAATCAGGTAGTAAATGAAGTTGTTGAAGACTTGAACATGCCAACAGATGTAATTGTTATCGGACCAAAGAACGACATCGCTTACAACTGCTGGGATAATGCTCAGTTTGAACTTGACAAATACATTCAGGAAACTTGGGGTAAATCTAAGCCACCTGCAATTCAGGATTTGTCAATCCCTGATGAACTTATCTCAAAACTTGATCTTTCACAGCGTATCACTTATGGTTCACCTACATTGCGTGATGGCCGTATGGCATCTTACACAAATGGTAACCGTATCAGACATCCTGAAAACAAGCTTCCACTTGCTATGCATGAAATGGGTGCACTCTTTACTGAGTATCCATACTGTTATACAATTGTTAAGCTTCGTCGTCCAATCTTCGAGATCACAACTGTCTAAGAGGTGAAGTATGGCAACTGCTAGAGCAGATCTTGCTCCATGGAATAAAAATAAAGACTATGAGTGGGAACTCTCTAGTGGTTGGGGCTACAAACGCCCTGAAGACTGGGATAAAGGAATTACACGTCGTAGACGTAAGCTCCATGATACTAATGGAAACGTTTACGACGTATACTATTATCCTGATGTAGATTATCATTTAGGTTTTTCTGCACAGAATGACCAAGAACGTTTGGCTGTTGCTCAAAAAGCATTCGACCCAGAGAACCCTACGCATGGTGAAGTTATTTCACAGAAAGGTTGTGGTCATATCAGTCAGGTTGAGTATGCTCAAAAAGAGCATATACTGAGAATAACATTTACCAATAATGGCGCTATATGTTTATTCTTTGATGTACCAACAGCTGTAGCAGGTGAGCTCATTTATCTTGCTAAGTCTAAACGTACTAGACATGATGGTAGACATATACTTGGTGTAAGATTTTGGGACTATATTCGTATTAGAGGTACTCAGCATGGTGCTAAGTATCCTTTCGAGTATGAGTCACATGGCTCTGGTACTATAGTACAAGGTCAGGGTAGACATACTGTAACTTTGACAAAAGATAATGTTTTAGCACTATTCGGTAATAACACTAAAACACTTGCTAAGATGGAAACACTTAAAGACATTGATGCCAATACTGAGTTTACAGTTGTACTTAGTGATGCTGAAATGAAAATGTATAATGATGCACTTAATAAGTTACAGCAGACTGATGCTGGTGGTTATATAGAACCTGGTCATAGTGATGAGCCACTTGTACAACTTGCGGATGCTCTTAGAAAACAAGTACAAGACCAAATCGAAGCTTATAAGAAAGATGATGCAGTTACATTGTCTGCTTATGAAAGTGACGGTTTAGCACCTAATAAAGCACTTATGAAGGCGCTTAGAGAAAATGCAGAGCTTGACCCTTCAGGAGCAGTTGCTCGTATGCTTAATGTTATAAGTGCAAAGTCTGGTAATGCTAAAACAGTACAAAATTACCGACAATTAAAGGACTATGTCCGGTCGGTATATGGCAAAGGTGTTATTAAGTCTTGGATGCAGGAACATTATCCTGCTGAGTATGCAAGACGGTTCACAGGTCGTGTTTGGAAGGTTCAGGAACTTATTGACCTTGCAAATCCGACTGTTGAAGGTAACATTGAGTCAAGACATGCGTCAACATATAAAAAGTTTATACAAGCCAAGGACTGGCATGGTGCATTAAATTACCTTAAGACGCATAAAACGTCTAGAACTTATAAAGACCAGTATGGTAGAACTAAAAAGTTAACCAGTGTAAGTTATGCTGGTCAATATGATACAGTAGAAGGAGATTTTTAGAAAATGCTTGGATCATGTAGATTAAACAACAAATCAATGCGAAATGTTCGCAGAACAGACACTTATCAGGCAATAGCAATTGACCTTGCTTTGCTTGGCGTTATTACAAAAGAAGAATGTGAAATGCTTCTTGATGGTGGTATTCCATCTGGTATTACTTTACCTGATGGTTCATCAAAACTTACATCAGAAAAAGCATTACCACCAAAACCTGACTTCATTCAGACAGAACCTAGTGACACAGAACCTAGTGACACAGAACCTAGTGACACAGAACCTAGTGACACAGAACCTAGTGACACAGAACCTAGTGACACAGAACCTAGTGAACCACAGGAGCCTACAGATGACGAAGGAAGAACAGAATCAGATAATTAAAGATGCCTGGGTACATAACCTTCAGAAAGAGAAGGGCATACCTGAAGACATTGGAAATATTTATCGTAACTGGTTACTTGGTAAAATTAAACAAGCAAGCGACCAGTTGAAACAAACCCAAGGTCCACAGGACCAAGGTAATGAAGAACAGGGACAGGAGGCTAGCTAATGAGCAGCTTTACAGATTGGAATGGACCACAAGGTGGTGGGGTAAGAGCAGCTGATTTAATTCAACTTGCTAATGCTTACTCTAAACTGGTGTCTGACCTTAATCAGCATATGTCTGACAAGACACCCGATACAAGTGACGTTCATGGAATTAAAACTTATGTAGAAGCACAGATTAATAAAATCAATATTCCTGATGTTTCTGCATTTATCACAGAACAAGCCGCTGACGGTAAATACGCATCAAAGTCAGATATACCTACTGATGTTGTCAGTTCAAATGACCTTGCTAACTATGCTAAAACTTCTGCTTTGTCTGACTATCTAAAGACAAATAACCTTACTTCTCAGCAGGTCATTACTGATATACAGGCAGACATAACTGCTATTAAAGCAGCACTTAGTGCTAATCCATTTGAAATGCCAGCACTTAAAGCAACTGAATATGTTGAAGGACTGCTACATGCTGTTGAGCAGATTAAATTTACTGACAAAGATTTCAGTGCACCAATTGGTGGTTCAGACACAGCAGGTATTTATTACATTCTTGGTATGCTTGAAAACAAAGCAGGTACTGCTTACATTAAAATGAGTAATACCAAGCCATTTAGTGCTGTAGTTAACTTTGCTGTTACACCAGGATTCAAAGGTGCTTTGTCAGTTACAACTGACTGTGAACTTGCTGGGCTTAAGTTTAAGATTGTTGCAGGTACAGATACTGATGACATTCCACATGCTTACCTCGCTGTACAGTCTTCTGAATGGTTTAGTCATTTTACTACATCAGATGGTGTTGGTAAGTTTGATAGCATTCAGTTCTCTGGCGCTGGTATTAACTATGTTCCAGTTGATTCAAATGGTTATAAACGACCAAATGGAAATTGTCATGATGTTTGTGATTGTGAATCTGGTAAAGGATTCTCATTCTCTAAACTTGCAACATCATTGCTTGGAAGACGAATATATGCAACTGCTGATAATCCATATCTTACATTACAAGATGTGACAGCTCTTGATCATATTGGTATTATTTCTGACTGGCCATTTTATGATGATAATGGTGTAGCAATTGACGTTCCTGAAGGCTATCATGCTTGTGATGGTACAGATGTTTTACCTGATGATGACGTGAGTGATGAATTCCGTGCTAAGTTTCCTAAGTATCCTCTTCAAGACTATGCTGTCATTAAGACAAAGAGTGCAATTGAAGTTGATGCATCAGATTCTGATGTTGATACATCACTTGCTCAGACAGTTGCTGCACTTCATGGTATCAAGTACTTTGATAATATTGGTCAGCTACCATCGTCATATCGTGAGAATGAACCTTGTATCGTACGTATTGGTGACTATTTCTCTGTATATACTTATACAGCTGCAGACGGTTGGAGAAAGTACTCTACCAACTATAATGACATCAATGCTACAATTGCTGCGGTTGCTGCAGTTATCGCTGCTGTGCATCATGCTGATGTTTATACAATTTATAGCTCAATCACAGACCTTCCAACTGGTCCTAGTGTTGAGACTGGCGCTCTGGCTATTATCTTTGATGGTACTGGTTATAGCGTATTCAAATATAATGGAACTAATTGGGAGGTACAAGCATAATGGCAGATCCTAAAGTAATAAACTATGCAGGTGAACAGAAGATTTACAACAAAGAAAAAGTTGATGAGCTTCTTGACACAAAACAGGACACACTGGTACCTGACGTAGTAGTGCAGGATAGTGTAAATGTTGTAACTAACTCAGCAGTTAAAGCTTATGTTGATGCTGAGACACAGCGTGCAGAATCAGCAGAAGGTGACCTTAATGACTTAAAAACTACTGATAAGTCAAATATTGTAGCAGCAATCAATGAGGTCAAGGACTCTGCTTATACTGTTGATGAACATGTAACAGCTGGTTCAACTAACCCAGTGCAGAATACTGGTGTAAAAGAATATGTTGATGCTCAGGACGAAGCAACACTACAGTCTGCTAAAGACTACACTGATGGTAAAATAGGTGAACTTGAGCCTGGTGATGGCTCAACAGTTGTTGAACTTACAGGGCACCTTGGCGACCTTAATAATGCTGCAGAATCTCTGGTTACTGCTATTAATAATATTGATGGTCGTGTTGAACAGAACTCACTTGGTATTGGTGCTCTTGAAACATCACTGAATCAGGAATCTGCTGCACGTATTGCTGGTGATCAGACACTTGATACTAAGATAACTCAGGTTGAACAAGCAAAACAGGACAAGCTAACATTTGATGATACACCAACACATAGTTCAAATAACCCAGTTACTTCAACTGGTATTAAAGATTATGTTGATGAAATCACTGGTCAGCTTGGAGATTTGAATACACCTGCAGAATCACTTGTAACTGCTATAAATCAACTTGAAGGTAAGTTCAAAGATCCTGATGATGCAATGTCAGATACAAGCGAAAATGCTGTACAGAACAAAGTTATCAAAGAATACATTGATGATAGAGATATTACACCAACTGAAGGCAGTCAAAAAGCTGTTACTTCTGATGGTGTTTATAAAGCTATAAAAAAATCTTATGTAAAGATTGGTGATATTATGGACTGGCCTCAGTTCAAGACTGAGACACGTACTATGACTTCTGATAATCCATTTGAGTTCACATTTAATGGTTTAGTGCATAATGTTGCTGTTGAACCAAAAGATGTTGAACTTGAGATTGCTGATAACGTTCCAGAAGGCTGGAGAGCAATGGACGGTTCAGTAGAGCTTGATGCTGCTACTAACCAGGAACTTGCTGACTTCTTCGGTGGACGTAATACAACTACAGATGGTAAGATTTGGATTCCATACTTACCACGTAAAATTATTAAGGTAGCGTACTAGGAGGAATAATTATGAGTACACATGCACTTGGTAACGTACAGCTTATTACTGTACAGGAAGTAGAAGCAATGCTTGATGAGGTAGTTGTTCCTGAAGCTAGCATTGATGTAAAAGTAGCAGCTGAAGCTACAGCACGTGAAGCTGCAGACCAGCTGCTCCAGGGAAATATTGATAACGAAAAAGCTGAGCGTGAAACTGCAGATACTGCTTTGCAGGCTAATATCACTGCTGAAGCAAATACACGTCAGACTGCTGACGACACACTTAACATGCTCATTTCACAAGAAGCACAGGACCGTGAAGCAGCTGATACTGCTCTTTCTGGTCGTATTGCTGCTACTGAAACAGGACTTACTGAAATGAAGCAGACAGAAGTTGAAGAACTATCAAATCTTCACTGCTTGCGTTTTAAAAATATTCCTATAGCAACAATTCAGGTTGACAATGATGATAAATCAATCAGCGTTGGGGACACTATTGCTACTGTATCAGCTCGCTATTTGCCAAAGATTCCTGTTGACTTCGTAATGTCATCAGAACAGATGGTTGCATCAGCAAACAAAACATTCTTGCTTATGTTGCGTCTTGACATCACTGGTAACATTAACGTTATCAACATGATTGAACTTGCTGAAGGATCTTCTGCTACAGATACTGCTACAGTAACATACTTTACACAGGAGTAACAAATGGCTTATAATGCAAATGATAGTATATCAATTGCAGAATGGTCAGAAGTTAAGAGACTGGTTAACGATTTGTCTAACACCGTTAACCAGGAACTTGACAAAGTAGGCGTAGATACTATTAATACTATTCGTGAGAAAGTTAACGCTATACAGCTTACCATTACTGCTCTTAAATCAGAAGAGGCTATCCAGAACACAAGACTGGATAACATCGAGAAAGTTGCTGCAAATAAAGAGATTACTTCTCTTGAAATTCAGCAGATGTGGGGGAACTAGACTATGAACGATATTAAATATCTTGGTGTTCAGGGACTTGAAGAACTTATCATTCTTGCTCAAAATGGACTTGCCAAGAAAGCAGATGTGCTACAGTTCGATGTTATGCCTGACCCTATCAAGTACATAGGAAAAGTTGTACAGTATGTTGGTGTCTCAGATGTGTCATTTACACGCAGTCACTTCTACTATAGCAATGGTATTAAATGGACTGATGAACAGGCTACTCAGATTGAAATGGTTACTGCTTTGCCTTCATGGGTAAATGCAGATCCTCAGACTCTTTACATTCTTAAAGATACCACAGATAAAAAGATGGGTCTTTATGTAAAGAACCCTTCAGTAAATGATTCATGGTTTACTGTTGAAACAAGTGGAAGCTTTGCAGTTGTTGATACTTTGCCACAGTGGTCTGACGCAGATTCAAGCACAATCTACTTCAAAGCTAATGGAAACATTCTTACTGGTTATATCAAAAAGACAGGAACAATTGGTGCTTGGTACACACTTGGTGGTGCGTCACAGGACACTGTAGACGCTGCTTTGTCTGCTACATCTACAAACCCTGTACAGAACAAAGTTATCTACGCTGCTATTCAGGACGTACTTGCTCAGGTAACAGGTATTTATCATTATAAAGGCTCATGTATTGCAGCTGATTTACCTAAGACAGATAACAAAGTTGGTGATACATGGAACCTTGAAGACGCTTCAAGTTATGGTCCATCAGGTACTAATGTTGCTTGGGACGGTACTAAATGGGATGCTCTTGGTGGTGACCTTACACTTGATGCTGTTCCAACAGATGATTCTCAGCATGGTGTTATGTCAGGTGGTGTATATGATGCACTCTTGACAAAAGAAGACGTTGACAACAAAACTACTGTTATTGACGCAGCTTCTACTGATAAGCAGTATCCTTCAGCAAAAGCAGTACATGATGCTATTAAAGGTCTCGAACCTATTCCAGAAGGCTTTATTCAGAACGTAGACACAGGTATGCAGCCTGTTGAAGACGGCAAAGTTATGCGAATCAGCAAAACAGCATTTGATGCTCTTGCCCAGCGTGACCCAAATGTCATGTACTATCTTGATGAAGAGCATGACTTGATTGATGCTAAACCAACATGTCGTGATGTAGATGGTAATTTGGTAAAAGGCCAGAAGATTGTTGAACTGACAAAAGCACAGTATGACGCTCTTCCAACCAAAGATCCAGACACATACTACATGATTAATGATGACAACAATGCAAAAACATGGTACCCAAGACCAGACTGGGCAAACGCCGTTACTATTTCAGCAGAACAACTTTATGCAGGTTACACTGCTCCAAGTGACGGTATGTTTGTTTGCTCAGGTGTAACGCCTGAGATAAATAATGATACTGTTAGAGTAATAACTGTAAATGGTATTACTATTACATCAGGAGAGTTTCCCACAAGTAGTATGTATAGTTATGGTAGTACTAGCTGTCCTGTAAGTGAAGGAGACTTAATAAAGTCTAATATTAGTGATGCATGGCATAATGAAAAGCGGTACTTTGTTCCATGGAAGGCATAAGGAGGTAAAAGATGAGTATTTATAAGGGAGATAAGTTAGTCGCTGGCAGAAGTGTGAATACACACTTAGTGAGAAACCCAGCATGGAATCAGGCTATATTGCTTTCAGTAGAAGTCCTTACTGGTGGATATGAAGCACCAGCTGACGGTATGATTGTTGGTATTTTGTACACACATGGAAACACAAGTACTGGTGTGTCAGTAACTGTTAACGGCGTAGAAGTAGCCAGAAACAAAGCAAAAGACTCTGACCATATATTGAATGTACAGTGCCCTGTAGGCAAAGGCGATGTTATAACAATCTCTGATGAAGCATCTCAAATGAATTCAGCTATTCGCTTTGTTCCATTTGAGGACAGTAGCGTTGAGGTCGAGACATCTGACTCTGTCAGAAATCCGCATGACCCTGACTGGTCACAGGTCGAGACAACTGAGTTGATTCGCAACCTACATGACCCTGACTGGTCACAGGCTGAATCAATTACAGCTGATCAGTTAATGGCAGGTTATACTGTTCCAAAACGTGGTATTATTGTCGGCAGTATTGTTCCTAATACATATAGCGTTACAGGGTCACCAATTATCAAAATAAATGGTATCGTTGTGTCATACGCACGTGGTTCATCTAATGAAATTTCACATGGTAGTGTACAGTGTCCAGTTTGTGCTAATGATAGAGCAAGCCTTGAGGGCATTTCAGCAGGAAATTGTGACGCTCATATTAGCTTTGTCCCATACAAAGCACAGTAGGAGACATTGATGGAAACACTTGCTACTGTTCTAACATCTAAAGATTTTCTGTCAAGCATTCCATCAGTGATTCTGCTGATTGTTGCTATCTGTATACTAGGTAAACTGCTTAAAGTACGTGTTACAACTAGCCATATTCAGATTGGTGGTGAAGACAAGAACTCGTATTATGAGCGTGCAATTGTACGTAACCAGGTTAACCAGGCAAAGTTGTTCTGCATGGCGCTTGAGAATAAAATCAATGCCCTTGTAGAACACAAGACAGCGGACGGTTATTATGTCAAATATATACTTGAATGTGTATACGACAAAATGACTGAATGGATAATGTATAATCATATCGAGAACACTGAGGAGTATATAGAGAGCAAGCAATGGGAAATGCAGTCACTAGTTTATTCTTTCAGTCCACCTGAACAGTTTAAGACACCAGAGTTTCAAGAACGTATCAACAAGTGGACTGCTGAAATAGTCGGAAGGCTTGTATCTATACGTAAACTGTATGAAAATCAGGCTAAGCAGGAGCGTAAAAATGGGAAGTAAGCAAAGATACTCAGGTTTACAAACACTGTTTGGTATAGCTCATAATGCTTCGTGCTTGTTTCTCTGCATGCTTTCAATTGCAGAAGAACAAACAGGTCACGACATAGACTTCATAACTGCTTATAATGCATGCTTAAAAGCAAAAGTGATTGATGAGCAGTTCTACTGTGTCAATCAAGAGCTTATTCTTGAAATACTAACTGGTAAAAAATGGACAAAAAATATAATGCCTAAGTTGCCAGATAAAGTACCTGATAAAATGTATACTGTTGAAAAGTGGTATAATCCACGTACTAACTTTATACACTTTAAAAGACGTGCTTTTGATACACTTAAAGCAAGTGTGACAGTCAAAGAAGGTAGCCTTGTTGAATATTATACATATACATGGAGGTAATATGAGATGTCTAAGAAAATATTTCTATGCATTGCTTGTCTGTGCTTGTGTGCCTGTACTTCTAGCAGATACGCTGAGCAGTCAGTACTTGAACATCAGAAACAAATTGACAGAACTGAAGAGTCAATCAGAACTCGTGACCGAGCAATTGATACGTGTCTCAGAGAACTTGCGTATATCGCAGGAAGAAGCGAAGAAATGGGAGGAGACATCGACGACATTATCCGAGAGCTTGACCTCTATCACACAGCAGTTCAACGATTGCTACGAGCAACTGGTTATAGAACAGACGAAGAACAGACAGCTGAAGAAAGTTCTGATATGGTTGATTAGTATACTAACGGTAATGATTGTAGGTACAGCAATAGTGCTTTATCTGGAATTAACACATAAAACTAATTTCATATAGGAACGTAATATGACATATACAGTAAATAATGGTACATGGTGTAAAGACAATAATAAAGAGTACTACAGTACTACTAAAACTGGGCTTAAAGCTGCTCTTGCAGCTGGAGAAATCACATCAGGTACAAAGGTTGTTATTCATGAGCCACAGTATCACGCTGGACAGTTGATACAATCACTTAACCCTGAGTGTCCAGAAGGGTGCTTCGTGCCACATGGACAAGCATTTGACACAAGTATATATACAGAACTTGCTAAATTGTTTCCTGATGGCAACTTACCTGATATGCGTGAATGCGTAATGGTATGTGCAGGTGAGAATGAACATATCGCTACTCATGAGCATGATGTATTTAGTGCTTGTGAGTTTAAAGACGATTGTGCTGCTACAGGTAATCACTCGCATACAATAACTATAAATGACCCAGGGCATGGACATAGTGTTAGTGACCCAGGGCATGGACATAGTGTTAGTGACCCAGGACATGGACATGGCATTAGTGACCCAGGACATGGGCATGGTGTTAGTGACCCAGGACATGGGCATGGTGTTAGTGACCCAGGACATAGTCATAGTGTATCAGGTGCAACTGATGGTGAAGTTATTAAACCTGGTCCAGCACCATTAGCTGGAGGTAATCAAACAAACACAGGCCTTATCATATCAGTTGGTAGTATCGGTGTCTCTGGTAGCACTGATTCAAGAGAAACTGGTATTAGTATTGATAGTCACTCAACTAATGTTTCAGTTAACAGTAATACAACTGGTATATCTGTTAATGGTAGTACAACTGGTATATCTGTTAATGGTAGTACAACTGGTATATCTGTTAATGGTAGTACAACTGGTATCACTGCTGAATGTTCACAAGCTGGTGCATCAGGTGTAAAAGTGACACGAACTAAACAGTTCGGTGTTTATTATTATATTGCTTTCTAGGAGGATAAATATGAGCAAGAAAACTTTGGGAATTATTGTTGGTGTAAATGGTGCAGTAACAACTGCTGCTATTACAATTGTTGGGCTTGTTGCTCCTGACAAAGCACCAATTATCCAAGGTATCATCAGTGCAGTGTCTGCATGTATCGATGGTATCTGTTTAGTGTTCATCAAGAATGGACAAATTGAAGAGAAAAAATAAACCCGCTGCCTAGTCTCCTTGACAACGGGTTAATTTCAGGGTTCTGACAATCGTTCGGTCAGGACCCTGTTTTTATGTAGCAAGCATATTTAAAATCCAGTTATCATCAATAATAGGGTCAGGAAAAACTACCCAACCGTCTCCTGAACAAATACCTGATGAATAAAAGTCAGCTATTCCATTACGAATCCTTGGACAGAAGTGCCATAACTGTAATGTATCACCGTCAAACTTAACTAGAGTATGATCATCGATATTCTCTATCTCTGGATGTTCTTTAATGAACTTAAGCTTAGCGTCAAGGTCAGACTGATATGGTAGAAATGTGTCCTTGGCCCAGTATGCTACTTTCACATCAGGATGCTCTGAGAACCATATCTTTGCACGATAGTAAGTTTCTTCACGTACGGCATTAAACATCGCTTTTGTTGCTGAGCCTATTGCTGTCATTTTTTAACCTCCTTAGAATAAATATTACATGTCCAGCATCTGATACATAATGTAGGCACATAGTCAGTATACCAGATACTGTGACAGGTTTTACAGTAATTAGAGTGGATGCTTTTCATACCATACATCAAAAGCAAGTGTTATTTGAGGATAATGTTCTTCAAACCATTCACGAACCATTTTACACCATTCATGCATATTATCAGAATCACCTGGTCCACAGCGTCTTTGAATCATGTACATCCACTGACGAATATTTGTAGTAATAATTAAGTTAGTTGCTAAAGCATTTGGCAAAACATCTCTTGCTGAACTTGGTGGATAACCATCGTTCAACAGTTTATTATATATTATCTCAGCATGTTGATAAGCTCTAAGTTTATCATCACAAGGTGCATGACCATCAATGAACTCACATTCTTGGAACTTCTGATAAATAGTACTTGACTGCTGAAATGCACAGTGTCGGTGTCGCACAAGAGCATGTGATACGCCACGGTCAACAGTACACTTAAGAGTGACATTAGCATGCTCAAACGGTGAGTGATGTCCACGTTTGATACAATTCAATGCTCTCTGAATACATTTGTCTTTGTCCATATTGCTGCTGTAACATTCACCGGCAACACGTCCAATAAAAGACAATAAGTCTTCTTCGTATGCAAAATACAGTCCCATAGGCTCAACTTTCATAGGTATCAGTTTCATTATTTTTCTCCTGTGGAACCAAATCCACCTGTTCTTTCGTTACTTTCAAACTTCCAGTCAAGCACTCTTGTATATGGCTGTAACTCAATCTGTGCTACACGGTCACCTGCTTTTAATGTAACAGGTTTATCAGTTGCATTATATAGTGGTGCATGAATCTCCATACCACTATAATCAGCATCAATGATACTTGTTGGCTGTATAATGCCAAACTTAACCAAGAGACTGGATCTTGGGTACAAAACAATCTTGTTACCTGCTGGAATCTCAAATCCAAGCTGTAAACCTGGACATGCTACTTTACCAGGTTCAATTGTTACGTCTTCTGGTAAGAACACATCTGCACAAGCTGCCTGTTTTGTCTTATAAACAGGCACTTTACCATTTGGCCCTAAAATAATAGGCTTACAATACATTAAAGTCTCCTTGCAACTATTCCCTCTGGATAGTTACCATCATCAAATATTTGTATAATCATATCCCAGCAATCATGCAATGACATTGCAGACTCCCAGGTACCAATTTCAACACACACTTCTGTTGTTACATAACCCTGTATAGAATATTTCTTCATAACCATACTTCACTCTCTATGACTTGTATTTTATCTTGCTTACCAAGATACACATGCCATTCGCCAAACATAATATCAGTTACATCTTTTATAGTTTGTCCTGTTAACTGCATAAATGTTTCTTTTGTCAAGATAACAATACAGTTCTTTTTCTGCATCTTGAATGTTCTAAGCATGTTATATAACTTTTCAGCAGTCATTAGTGTGTCCCCCTATCTCCAACGCCTATTACTGTCACAGCAAGGGCATACATAGTGCTCCGCCTCTTCATCTGTTATGTCACATTCAAACATAGTCCATGCTTCTCCACACTTTGTGCAGCGGACTGTTATAATGTCATTACTTAAAATTAGCATCACACCCATAATAAATGCTATGCCTAAGCTTGCTAGAATTTTTCTAGTTCTAGTTAGTTCGTCTTCTATTCTTATCATTAGTGTGTCTCCTTGTAGTCTGCTTCAAATTCAGCCGGATTAAATATACCTTGCTGCATATCTTTATAGATACGACTTGACCAGTATCCCCAGTTAGGTCCAAGTTCACATTCAGCCTTAATTGGTACAAGTAGCTGCTCTTTGTAAACGTTACCCATTATATGCTGAAGCTCAACAGCAGCCTCTGTACCTTCTTTCGTGAACGGAACACTGTTGACCTGTTCATCATGTACAAGCAGATGTAGTGTAAGTACATCATAAATACCCGCTTCATCAGCAGTAATGAGTGCTTGCTTAAGAATATCTGCTGCTGTGCCCTGAATAAGTTTATTAAGCATCTTGTACAGATAATCATTTATTTTACCTGTAACTGGGTCATACTGCGGTGTAGGTTTATGTAATCTTCTACCTCCCATTGTATCTATATAACCATGTGCACGTGCTATATCTTGAGCCCAAGACATTGTATCTTTTACAACCGGGAACTTTTTATGATAATTGTAGTAAATCTCTTTTGTAAATGACTCAATATCTTTACCTTCACTGCGCGCTAACTTTTCAAATAACACGTAGTTCTTCTCCATTGCTGTTTGCCAGCCCATACCATAAATACAGCCATAATTGAATGTTTTAACAACTGGTCTGTATGTAATACCAGTCATTCCCATTACAATGTTATGCAAGTCAGCGCCTGCACGCATCTGCTCTCTGAACCATTCCGCTTGAGGTCCTTGCGCAAAATGAGCAAGTAATACCGCTTCAATCTGACTATAGTCCATAGCTGCTAGCATCATGCCTTCTTCAGGTAAAAATAATGAACGCATATCCTGACTAAAGTCTTCACCATGACCTTTGTTACGTGCTGGAATTTGTTGAAGGTTTGGATCTCGACATGAAAACCTACCGGTAACAGTTCCGCCTTCTTCACGAAGCATTGGTAAGAACGTACAGTGAATACGACCATTGACAACTGATTTTGATAATGAGCCAAGTAAGAACTTTGACAAAATAGCATGATAATTCTTGTACTCAAATATTAATGGTATAATAGGATGATGAATACGAACCAAAGCACCTTCCGCCCATGACTGATTACCAGTCTTTGTTCTAACAGGTGATTCAATTCCCATCTCATTCATTCGTGTTCCAAGTTGCTTTGAGCTATTTATCATTTCACCAGTAATGCCATAAGTATCCCAAAGCTTCTTTTCAACTTCTTGCTCTTTAGCTGCTACCTTTTCAATAAGCTCTCCAGCACGTTTCTGGTCAAAACGAATACCAACCTTTTTCATTCTTAGCAGTATTGGTATTAGTTTGCATTCAAGCTCATATACATGCTGCACAGGACCCATAAACTTTTCTTGAGCAAAATACAACTCATACGTAGCAACACAGTCTTGCTGGTTGTATTCCATCATCTTTTGCTTGAACTCAGGAGCTTCCTGCCAAAGCATCAGTGAATTATCCCATACACTACCTTTCCATTTACCACTTATTAAGCATTTAAGTTCAGCATCAGATAATTGATATGTCTCACCGTCATCTGTATTAAGAACCTGGTTATCATCAGTAATTAAACCTTTCTTGAGACCCTTAGCACAGCCTTTCATAGTACTCTGCCAATCCTCAAACCATGCTTCAATTGTCTCTGATTTATTCTTACCTTTAACACCCATTCGTTTACAGTTATCATCAAGACCCATTGACTGACGTTCATCAATAAGAGCAGCTCGTGTCATAGTATCATGAATAATTCCTCTTGGAACTGTGTTGTACTTGTCATGGAACCAGCCATTATCAAATAAGCAGTTGTGCCATATAATATCAATATTAGGATCTGCAACAATGTCACAGCATTCTTTTACCTGATTAGGGTCATCAAAATCAAATACTTTATGAATACCTTCACCATGTGCTCCACAACATAAGATACGTGCATCTGGGTCAGTTAAATAGTTACCATATGTTTCAACGTCCATTGCAATTAGTCTATGCATTTGTTACCTCCATGATACATTCCACAACCTTTACACTTATCCCAGCCACCTTTATATGTAGCACAACACCCGTCAGGCCCCTGACTACAAATAGCATTAGGTCCTCTAAAAGCATTGGGTTCACTACCAGGCCTAGGTTTAGTATAATCTGTATCTCTAAGGAATTGTTCAGCTGCTTCAGTAGCCTCATAAACACCTTCAATATTTTCTTTTGGTAAACATTTTAGTAAGTCTTTGATGACTTCTCTTGAATGTAATTCTGAGTGATATTTAATCGATAAGGTTTTATGAAGCACGTCTTCAGCAACATGCATGATACGAGGTACAGACAATCTAGTCTTGTACCTGTCAATAAGCTCTTGTAGTTCTTCACTGAACTGTTGTGCTATTTCCTCCATAGCTAGCCCCCTTGTAATAAATATAAAAGCAGTAGACCTGAGCTGCACTAGTCATCTTATCACTAGACCCTGTTTCATCATTAGGCGTTTGAGACCTGTATAATACGAGGTAGTCATTCAGGTATGCTCTTGGAACTACTGCTTATGGTACAGGCAGGATTCGAACCTGCATAGTTGACTACAAACATCAAAAAGCCAACTTGTTACCATTACATAACTGTACCAAAAATCGCCACAGATAAAAAGAGTATGTAAGTAACCTGTGACTCGCTTTCGCTTACTGCATTCCGGTCATGCAGCTGACCAACCTTCCCACAGTGAGACACATTCCGGCAACGAATTGTCAATACGTGTAGACAGGATTCGAACCTGCATAACAAAGCGCTAACCATTCACACACTACACGTAGCTTAAAGTAATTATATTATACTTCAAACAATTAAATTAAACAATTTTTGATCAATCTTTTTTGCAATACTTTTTAGGGTCAATAAGAGTCTCAAGATTCTCATGTGCTTTCTTAGTGCACAACATCAGATTATCTAGGTCGTTATTGCCTCGATTGCCGTCAATATGGTGAACATACATATCGTCAGGAATTTGAGAGGGTTTGATTCCCAGTGCATCTGCAAAGACTTTCCTATATGCTTCAACATATCTTTGATTCTCTGAGTCCCAGATTCTCTCTGAATCATGTCCGTCACATATTGGCTGAGGGTCATGACCAACTTCAGCATTCATTAAATGCTCTGCTATCTTTGCCATATGCTGCTCCTAGAACGTAATGTCTTCAGGTAGTTCATCATCAGTAGCGGGTTCATTATCTGCTGATTGTTTCTTGCTATTCAAGATTTGTATACTCATGCAATTTACTTCAAGATTTGCATGATGTGAACCATCTTTACCGTCCCATTCATTGATGCTTGGCTCGCCACAAGCAGAAACCAAAGCACCTTTTGTAAAGATACCAACAATGTTGTTTACACGTTCACCCCACTGCTTAACCTTGATCCATAGTGTCTTTTTGTAATCACCATAACCTGTTGTTACAGCAACTGACATTTCCATGTAAGTTTTGCCATTTGGAGTTCTCTTAACCTGAGCATCTGCCCCAAGTCTACCTGTAAAAGCATAGCTGCTTAAATCTGCCATTATTTTTCCTCCCTTTCAAAATGCTGCAAGAACATAATGTTACAAGCAACATGGTCCAAGTGACTGATACCAGACTCTGGGTCAGTCTTCTCACCTTTACGCCAAGCTATAAGATGTCTAAGAGCGGCAGCATAATATCTGTCTTCAGCATCTTCTACTTTTTGCCAATTATTTGGTTCATATTTATTTGCACCAAAAGTAAGAACTTTGCCGATACCTTCAATAAACTCAGGCTCAATAAGATCTAGTCTATTTTTTTCCTGGTCATCTTTGCGGCCAGTTTCTGATATAAAGGTGGCTGATTTTGCCAAATTCATCATACTCATAATAGTTCCTCACAGATAATAATAATACCCCGGATCAATATAACCCGGGGTTTTTGATTTTACTCAGCGGCTTCGTCAGCTCCAGCATCTTGTGTTATAGATAACACTGTCTGCTGAATTGATGGAAGTTGTGGCTTAACATGCGTTTCAAAAAGTTCTTTTGAAATAACAGCTGCTTTCTGTACATGACAGAAACGAGCCATCTTAGCACCTTTCTTCTGTGGATTGTCAGCAAGTTCACAAGCCATATCCCACTGGAATGCAAAGATAGGAGCCTGTTGACCATTCTGAAGAATCTGTGATTTAAGCATTGTGTTCCAAGATTTACAAGTCTTCATAGAAGATACTGTTGGATTGAAGAGTAAAACACCTGCTTCAGGATGCTCTGGCAATACAAGTGCATAAACATAAAGTTCCTGTACTTCATTACCTGTTTCTGGATTGGTCATCTTTGGATAACCTTTACCACCTTTAGGCTGCGTAATAGTTACGTTGATTGAATTTGGTTCGTAACGACCAACTGTACGGAATGGAGAAACACCTTCACGTTCATTCCAAATTGTTTTGAATGCAAGAACGATAGCTGTTACTACATTACCATATTCTTCACCTGTTGCTGAGTTACGCCATACACCTGGTGTTGCACCATCAGCTGCAGCATCTGAGTCAGGTTGTACCAAACCAAGATAAGGAATTGCCTGTTCATTTGCTGTGATTGAATCGAGACCTGCTCCTGCAAAGTCTCCCAAGAAACTTGTGTCTTCTGCTACTGTTTTGTTAGTCATAAGATACTCCTAGTAGGTCAAACTAATGACCTCAAATAATTTAATGTCATCACAAACTGTGATGTTATGATTATATTGCAAAAAACAAATTTTTTACAATATTGATCAAACAATTTTATATACCCAGATACCTAGCACATTTGCCAGGCACTGACTGTAGCACTTCACCTTTTGCCAACGCGCAAAGTTCTGGTAGTGTAAGATAGACATATTTGCCCATCTCTCTTGCTCCTTCTAGCACGGTAGTTGGAACAAAGCAAAGCAGCTGACCCTTCTGATAAGACGAAGGTAGATTATGTTTTTCAATGATTGTGAACTCTTCAAGCTTCAAACCATTATAACAAACACGTTCTATCATTCTACTTGCTCCACCAGGTACACCAGTTATCTGAAGATAAGACGAAGGTACAAAAGGAAAAGCTTGTACATTCTTGATTGGTGATCTTGCTGGTGTATTTGTCATACGCATAACAAGTCCAGGTGGAACTTCAATATCGTCATACTTGATTGCACACACACCAGTGCTAACAATCTTCATGTTTTCATATTCAGACCACCAACGTCTTACAGCTGGCACATAAGGTTGCAATTTTCTTACCAGTGTATACTCCCAGATAGGGTCATCAAAAATAGTTGCATCTACACTCATTCTTCTACCTCCAAAGAAGCTTCGTATTCATCAATCTGTGTATCAATTTGTTGTATAATTGAAGACTTGCCACGTGATTTCCAGTAACCAACTTCATCTTTATGTTTGTACTTTTCTACACCTTTTGTCATTATTCCTTCATCCCAAAGTTGTGCATGTGTGTAACCAAGTAACCTAAGTATTCTATATGCTGGGAAGAAGCACCGCTGTCTTTCTCCGTCCCACTTTGCATCTGTCCAGAACGTAGTATCAATAATTGCTTCAGCAGCATCTTGGTATTCTGGACGTGTAGGCATTAGTCGTTTTCCATTAACTTGTTCAGATTTTTTAAGTGGTCTGTTCTTCCAGAGGTTAAACAGCTCACGCCATCTAATGTCATAAATGTGATTCCAGTTCTCTGACACAAGGCATTGCGTTCCTTCAACCTGGATACCGTAAGCAACACTATACCGTTGCAACTCGATAGGGCTTCTTGTAAGCCTTGCTGGGTCACTTGTACTTTCATCAAATAGTAACTTGTCTGAGATACTCGTGCAAAGGTAAGCGTGGAGCCATGAATATTCTTCAATTGTCGTAGGAGCATCTTTAACTCTGACCAAGAGATGATATGACTTAGCACCTGAATAAACAAGCCTACAGGCAATTCCATCATTAAAGATCCTTTCTGCTTCTTTACGTGCAAATTGTAATCTTTCACTGTACAATACATCTGCTGGTATAGGTTCTGACCCATTTGTTAACTCCCATTCTTCAGCCCGCTGCTTTTCAAGCTGCTTGTTTAAATGGCTGGTTTCATCTGACTCAAGCAAGAACGTGTCCATATACTGAACATTCTGACTCTTATTAGTCAAGTCTCCAACACCAGGTTTCATTTCATTAACTGTCTCGAAACAACCATTTGGATCAGGTCTAAACTTGCTGTTTACACGTACTCGTTGTCCAATTCTTTCAGCTGACCTGAGAGTGACTCCACTTACTCTTGGTGTAATTGTTGGCATTTCACGAGTCTGTGTATCTTCATCAAGAGCTAGAGAGAATCTAGCTGTCATAGCCATTCGATAACGTCCTGCTATTCTCTCAAAACCACCTGGAATAGGATCTGTACATGCTTCAATCTTAATACCATATTCTGCTAATAGCCATGGACCGCAGTCAAGTATACCACGTTCAACAGTAGCATGTGCATAAGGCTTTCTTGTTGTTGCATCACAGAATATAAGAGGTCTACATAAAGCAACATACTTTTTATAGTTCTTGTACTCTGGCATAAACTGCATTGCATTAGTAACTTCAATAATGTCACTAAGTTTAAGCGTATCAACAACTTCGACAAGCTTATCTTGTTCAAGACTTGCTTTAATGAATGGAGCAAGTGCACGTAGAATTGTTTCAATCTCTGTTGCTTCAGTTGTTCTAGGCATGCTAAAGCAACGATTATATGCTGCTGTCTTAGGAAAGTTTCTAAGAGGTACTTTAGCAAGTTCTTCATTAGTGAATAGCTCGTGTTTGAACTGTGCTATAAGGTCTTTATCTTCCTGAAAAGGCGTGCCTGCTTTATTAAAGTTTGCATCATAACCATATAGCTTTGTGAATACTTCATCAGCAAGACTAGACTCTTTTCTTGTGAAATGTTCATCTGCTTCCATAATCATAAACCTTCGTTGATCCTCACGACCATCAAACTTGATTGGTACATCTTTATTTGTGGTCATGATAAAATCAGTGTAAGACTCCTGATATATTGGGTCTACACCTTTTTGCTCCTTACGTATTGTAGTAGCAGTAGCTCTTGATTTCAAAGCTCCTGCTGGATTTCGTTTATCTTCAAGTTCCTTTTCTTCCTGGCACACTATCAATGCATCAGCGTAGTCTGCATTAAATCTTGCTGTAGAGTCATACTGGTCGGATACGATTACATTATCCTTGCCAAATAACCCTTTGCAAATAACTTCTGCAAAAGTAGTTTTTCCCGAGCCCTGTGCTCGTGATACAATGATAGGCACTACTTGTGTTTTTACAGTAGGATAAAGTAACTTAGCACGCAACCAAGCAAGCAACCAAGGAGCACACTCACCAGCGATATGCTGTATATAAGTGTAAATATGCGAAGTATCTTTGCCCGTCTCTTTTGCGAACACTGGGAATGGCTTCGCAACATTGAAAGCATCTTTTTCTTCGTTATAGAAACCTGACGGAACAGTATAGTCTCTGTAATACAGAGGACGATGAATGCCGTCAGACTGCTCAGCAGCGATGTAGGCTTTGTCATAAAAATCAAAACCTTCTGGTGCCCAAGGCACTGTAATTATTTTACCACCTACTTTTTCACAGGTGAATAATAATGTCTTATAATAGTTAGTGAAGTCTGAAGCAGTTAATAACTCACCTTTGTGTGATACACAAAAGAACTTATGGTTCATATTCATATAGACCACTTTATCTAACAGATGGTCATGTGCCCAGCTTACTAAATCTTCAAGAGATTCAAACCCCTGGTTTGTTTGAGCTTTTAGCTCTTCAACCAGGATGTTTGTTTTCTCTTCTGCTTTCTTATAAGACAAACCGTAAACGTCGTCAAATAAAGACATAGCAGCCTCTGTTATTTATGGTCTTCAATCTCGTATACTTTAATAAGGTCGAGCACCTCAATACAATTAGCTTTTGACAAGTTATAGAATATAGGCTTTTTATCTTCTTTGCCTGTTTTACCTTTCTCAAAGGTTGTTATGAATGTGTAACTATTAACTGACTGAGCGAACTGACGTTCTGCTGTCTGTATAATTGTATGCTCAAATTCCTGTGGAAGGTCTTTAGGTACTCCTGCAATTTCAATAAGTACAGAACGTTCTGCATCATCGATTTTGACATCGATACGAATACCAACTGTCTTTGTTTCCTGTGGTGGCAACCCTGCTTTAGCCACTTCCTTTTCCATTTTACCTGCTCTACTACTCATCTTTTTCCTCCTTAAGAGTATAATTTGTTTTTACTATTCATTTTTTACCAATCTTTTTGCCATTCATATGTGAACCAGTAGTACGACTTGTGTGATGTCTTACTTTACCTTTTCTTGTGTGTTTTGATACAGCCATTTTATACCTCCAATTCAACTGTAGTAACTTCTTGGAAATGAATACAAGCAGGTATGTCTTCAACAGTAATCTGCTGAACACCTGTTGTTACACCAAGCTTATCTTTCAAGAATGCTTTGAGACTTGTAGTGTTTACAGAAGTATTCTCAACAAATGGAATACCATTTGCTTCAAGCTTCTCCATGTCAGTAGCTGAGACTGAGGCATCATGCTTAACAAGATGTCCGCCACCATTCTCATGAAGCCACTTGACAATTGTTTTACGGTCTTCTTCATTCTTGTTTGGTTGACAATAGTAATTACGTTTAACCTTAAGAGATCCTCCAGAACTAAGCCCAATTGACTCAACACCTGCACTGAACATTTCCTGTGGAATAATTACATTAGCAAAATGCTCATAAGCTTTCTTAGCCTGTTCAGCTTCTGCTGCTTTTACTTCCATAGCAAGTTTAAGTTCTTTAAGCTTCTCACCCATTGTACTAAGATTCTTTAGTACGCCTTTGTCTTGTTCCTGAATGCCTGCACTCAAGTAACTAAGATCTTCTGTCATTATAAGCCTCCTTTAATTTAGTATCAAAATCAGCAGGTATACTAGACTTTATACTTGCAACTAGCATATCACCGTGTGATTTTAATACGCTTTTAATTAAATCCAACTTCTGATCTTCCGGCATATCTGCTGGAAGATTTTTTGTAATACCAGAAATGATTTTGAAGTTTAGTTCCACAAGTTCGTCGAACATTGGCTCCAAAGTTTCTCTAATCATTTGTTTAATCTTGTCATCAGTCATACTAACATTATGTCACATAAATGTGCAAAAAAATTTTTTTGATCAAAGTTTGTTCGTTCATTCATACTTTTCGAACTTCTGGTAAAATTCATCATGCTCACGAATGAATACCATACCTTCTAGATTGACATACAAGCAGTACTTTTTGTCTTCACGGCCATTAGTACATTCGATTAACTCATCATTTAATAGAATGTACATGTTTCCTGTCTTTTTGTGTATGAAGCTTTTCACTGGTTTTTGTTGTATTACATTCTGTGTCAGTTGTTTTGCAACTGCCTTTGTAATTCCGCGGGTCAGGTCCATAAGTATATTCCTCCATTAAATCAAGTGTCTTTTTAATACGGTCAAGAACCTTATGATCTTTTTTATACCACTTAAACAGCTCATGAATTATTTCATGTGTATTAGGATTAAGTGGCATGAACCTATTCATATCAGTTATGTTATCATAACGTTGTATATTAAGGTCTAAGTGATGTAGATTCCAGTTACGACATAAAGGCTCTTTAGTTATAAAGTCTTTTGACGTATGCAGTCTACACTTAGCTTTCCACTTGTGCCAAGCATCAGTCTTCCTGAATGCTTGTCTCTCTTTGTAAGTCATCATATACTCCTTCCTGACAGTCTTTACACAAACCACTTACAAGTGTTTCACGTTCAGTGTCTGAACCTTCTGGCCAAGCATCCTGTATCAACATACCAAACTGCCATTTTTCATATGCATCTTTTGGTATGTCTATATAACTTGGTTTATTACACTTTGGACAAATCTTAGTCAACATTGTTTAACTCCTGACACAACTTATCATTGATTAAGTCAAAAGACTCATCAACCGCAATACATGTATCTTCGTCCTCTCTAGAACGAAGAAATATATTATTACCTGTCACATAACTGATGTCCTGTATATTAATCATAATAGGCTCATTATTTATATGACATAAAATAAAACTAGTAAACATTATTCACCCTCCTTAGGTTGAGTAACCTTAATACCAATAATTAACGCAGTAATAAACCCTAGAATAAAATGTTTCATTACACTACCTCCTCAATATTTTTATCACGAATATACTCAAGTAAACCTTTCTTAAGTCTCAATGCATCAGCAATAGTTTTATCAACTTCACATGATACATAATCGATATAAGTACAAGGATACTTCTGACCCATACGGAATGTACGGAACTCAGACTGCTGTCTTAGTTCCATACTAAATGTATTACTATAATAGATTGTAGTGTGTGCTACTTGTAAGTTAAATCCACGAGCAATCTTAGTTGTATTAGCAACCATTATCTGGAACTCACCAGCTTTAAACTTCTCAATGCTTCCTGTGGTTTTCCAACCTGTAAATAGCATACAGCTATAATCATCTTTCAACAAGTCATATATCTTAGCAGCTTCTGCTGAGAATCTTGTAAGAATTAATAATGGCTTATCAAGCTCTGCAACATCACGTTTAAGTTGTTCTAACTTTGGATTTGTATCACCAAGCCATATAACCTCATCTGGTGTCACATCGTATTCATCAGCTGCTTCTACGTCTGACCAGCATGGTAAATCAAGATCTTCAGGATTAATTTCCTTATGACCCATGATAAAACCACTTGCTATCTGCTGTAACCTGAGGGTGACTACCAACTTGTTCTTCGCTGTAGCTACATTATCATCATACGTAGCAAGTAAGTCATGCTTCATATCATTGTAGCAAGCTTTCTGTGCATCTGATAATGGAACTTCTTTTGTGATATAATGTACAGGTGGCATGTCAACACAATCAGTAAGTTTAGCAAACACAGCAACAGGTTCAAGCAATTGTTTAAGTTCATCTGCATGCTTGTAAGGTCCGATGTAATGATCTTGATGCATTACAGTCATGTAAGTATCTTCAGAACAACCAAATGTATTGAATGCTTCGGAGTAGTCTTTACAGCCTTTAATACCTTGCCAAGTCTTCTCTGTCAATAATATGCTTATCTGCTGACCAGTATCAAGCTTAAGCTTTGTGTGCATGCCGTAGTAATTCATAAATGAGTAATAATTACGACCAAAGTAGTTTGGCTTTATGAACTCCATAATAGACCAAAGATCCATAGGACCATTTGATACAGGTGTACCTGTCAATACACAACGTACTGATGTGTTTGGCTTCTTGCCACTAAACAATACTGTGTTACGTTTCTTCATTACGTCATTAAATTCATACAACATACGTTGTGAACGCTTACTATTTGGGTTCTTAATAGACGTAGCTTCATCAATAATAATTGCTGTCTTATTCTTATTTACCCAGTCTACAATCACTTCCCATTTATGTGGCTGCGAGAACGTGTCTATGTTTACACATACAATGTGTAATTTACCATCGTCCTCAAAGTCATAGAACTGCTTCTGTCCACCTCTCCCACCTATTATCTGTCCTGTGCATGGCACATGTTCTTGCTCAAGTATCTTTGACAGCAAAGCATCATCATTACAGAGGTCATCGAACCATTGCTTGTGTACATCATTAGGTGCTACAATAAGCAAACTGTCAATCTTACCTGCTTTGTACTTATCAATCATAATAGACAAACTGGTTACTGACTTACCGCAGCCCATTTCAAAGAACAATGCTATCTCATCAAGGTCTTTGAACTTATTACGTGCAAGCTTTTGATGCTCAAACAATTTAACCTGCTTATCTTCTTCAGCATAATCTGTTTCTACTTCAGCTGCTACCTTTGGTACTTTAGACACTTTAGATTTAGCAGGTGCAGATTTTGTTTTAGCATGTTCTGCAACAGGCTTAGCATGTTCTGCAACAGGCTTAGCATGTTCAACAACAGGAACTGGGTCATCATCCCATACTTCAAAACCTAATTCATCAGTATATACTTTAGGTCTGTAACCTGGGCATAGCCCTTCAGGTCTAGTTTTATAATTATTACCTATTAATGAACAAATTCCTTCGTCGTTATGATTACAGTTACCACAACAGTTAGCCATTATTATTCCTCCACCTTCTCCCATTCCTTAAGTTCTTTATCTGATAACCAATAAGTAGTACAAATGTGTCTGTTACCTTCTGTATTATCAATCCCTGTTACCATTCTAATATTCTTGCCATCTTTTGTTCTGATTACATTACCAACTTTCAAGTCAGTCCATTCAAGTTTCTTTTCCTCTGGCTTTGACACAAGATAAGCAAGAGAATAAGGTGCACCATCATTTGCTACAAATCTACAGGTGCTCTCTTCATCAAGAACTTTTTCTAATATACAAGTAAAATCATCATGTACAAAAACTTTTAAATGTGTAAGGTCATTAGCAACAGCGATCTTACTGCCAATCTCTAACTCATCAGCATTTAGTGCTGTATATACTTTACTATTGTCAAATTCCATTTTAGTCTCCTATCTATTTATATTTCTACACAATCACATATTATTATTCCTCCATAAGTGGTTCTCTCCAATCACTGTCATTTTCTCTGATTACAACACCTTCATCAACTTCTTTATCTGCATTACTTTCATAATAGTAAAGATAACTATGTATACAATTGTCATCACAATGACTATATTTAAATTCTCTCGTAGACTTTTCTCTCAGCCAGCGTGATAGTTCTCTGTTCGTCATTCGCCTTTGCTTTTCGATTTCTGCACAATGATTATATGGTTCATAATCAGAATCGTCGTCATCTATTGTTACAACTCTTGCATAGTTATTTCTTACAACATACACAACTTTTCTCTTTACTTTATACATTTCATCTTCATTCCAAACCCACATCATTCTAGGTGTAGAGTTTTTCTGCCAATCTTCATAAGTTACTTCTTTCATCTTAATTCTCCTTATAATACCTTATGCTGTATAGCATCACACTTTTCATTTTGGCCAAGTTCCATTGTGCCAGAATCAGTAGATGTATGAACCCGGAACATAAGTTTATCACCATCTTTATACATATAACCAGCTGTAAAGTAGCATGCACAGTATGTAATTACAGATAACTTAAATCCGTTTCTATCTGCATATTCTTTTGTTATCTGGTCCCAGGCTTCCTGTTTAACATCAGACCATTTATTATACACGTCATGTAATTGTCTTGGACCATGACAACCTACATTAAAGACATAACGTTCCCAGTACTCTCTAACATTGCTTTTTTTCATTCTTAGTCTCCTCTTTGTCCAGTTTAAAGCCACGTTTAATTGCTTCAGTTTTCAGTACATTCAAACCTTTATTAATACCATCATCAGTACCAATCAACTATTTCCTTTTCCATCTTTCACCTCTTCTTCTATTACTTTATAATTAAAATAGAATTCAGATTTTTGTATCTCAAATTCAGAACCATCAGCTCTCTGTAACTCAAATGTTTTTACTGACTCACTAAATACAGTATATAGTTTACCATTCCACTTGTTTATTGCTTTCATACAAACCTCACGTTACTTGTTTTTAATAATTCACCGTCAGCAGTCCAAAGACATATCTTCCAGTGATACTCTGGTCCATCCCAGTCTTTAGCAATTAAATAAAGATCTTTTTTTCCAGGTTTATATCCAACACCAACTAACCAATACTTCATGTTATATGTTAAATCCATCACTGGTTCAGGTTCTTTGAATATATATTGCTTAGGCTCTTTAATATAACCAGCACATATAGCACATAGTCTTTTATGTTTTATAACAGATGTTACACCATTGGCTCTGCTAGTTATACAATGTATTTCCTGATCTTTATACTGTGTACCAGACAATATTATCTGATGACATTTATCACAGCACCAGTCATGTCCTGCTTTACGTTTAAATTCTTTTATCACTATACGCATTATGCCATACCTCCATTAAATTCTTTTATCACTATACGCATTATGCCATACCTCCATTAAATTCTTTTATCACTATACGCATTATGCCATACCTCCATTAAATTCTTTTATCACTATACGCATTATGCCATACCTCCATTAAGTCTCTCGAACTCTGCGTCAGGAATACAGCTACGCGGAATATGATGTACAACGTTAGATCCTGTCACACCAACTAAAGCATAAGTAATACCTGCTATTTGTGACACACCATATAGCCTATCACACTGAGCAAGTGTCTGAAGTGTTTCCAGGCTTGCTGCAGACTCTTCTGAGTATTTAATAACTTTCTTTGGTTTATCTGGCTCATCAGCCTCTACAGTCTTTACCTTCTGTTGCTTTGGTTGTTTTGGTTCACGTGTTTTTCTTTCTGTACCTGAGGATGACCTACCACGATAAGCTTTGTAAAGTTCCTTCTCTTCATCAGTGAAGTACTTGTATACAATCTTCAGTAACTGTCCACCATCTGACTGTGCTACACATGGCCAAGTGAACTTACCATTCTCAAAGCTACATGGAACAACACGTGGTGTGTCTGGACTTAAATCTTCTTCGGTAATCGGATCCTTAAAGTATCCTGAACTATTGCCATACCTTGGGTCTATTGCCATTTAGCTTTTCTCCTACTGATCTTTTCATATCCACACTCTTTGTTAGTACAGTAAGTTCTAACAATCTCCTTTTTGATTCCTTTCTTGTCTTTCTCTGTACCAAGAGAACACTTAGCTAAAGGATAAGTGCATACAGGACAAGGTCTATAATGTATGTTGAACTGATTACTCATTCAGTTACCTCCTGTGATAATGTGCCATCTTCCATTAAGTATGGCTTATCTGTATTGAATAATATTTCCTTTATGTGCTGACGTTTGTCATTGTCATCTAGGAACCACATCTCATGCCAACTAACAGGCAGCTCAGTACAAGCAACAGCATTATAAGTTATACCTATAACAGGACCATGCATCTCCTCTAACTCTTCTGCTTTATACAATCCACCTGTAGTTAGTATACCATTTTCATAAGCAGCTAAATGCTTTACAAATCTGTTCTGGTCTTTTACCTTATATATCTTATCAATCATTTGTTTTCATATGTGTAGAATGCATATGTACCATTGTATCAAGTGGTACTACATTTTTATTATTATACATAATATTATCAAGTCTACACATCTCCCTAAGAATATCTGCCCAGTCTGACTCTAAGAATGCTGTATCATTGCATCTTTTACCAGAGTCTAATATAGCAGCTGCTAAATTTGCATAAGGATTATGATATTGTGTCCTATTATTTGCTACTCCACTCATTCTTAATCTCCTTTAACCACCGCTCAGTTTCCCCATATATATTATTGTTAGGATTATATACTTCATCCCAGTTATCTGTCATAAGATACTTATAAGGATTACCTGACCAAGGTTCTACATCTATACGTGAACCTTCCCACCATATACATATAAACAGATGATGTATACCAGGTCCTTTATTACGTACAATAGTACAACAGTTTTTATTCTCTGGAAAATAATTATCCCAGACACGTTTAAACATACAGGCATAATCTATACAGTTTACTTTACCATCAAGATTCATATCTTTAATATCTAACTGTGTCCGCATTACAGAAACAACTATCATCTTCTCTATACCTGAGATTGACTTATCTTGTTTCTTATTTGGTGTATCACAAGGACCAGCTACTGCTATACCAATTATCAAAGCACATATTACTACAAATGCTATTATGATACCATACCATTTGTTAAAGTATCGTACATAAGCAGTATGTGTCATCCAGCGTTCTGGATACTTTGAGTCGATAGCATATTGCTTTGCTACATAACCAGCCAGACGGTTACGGTCATAATCATTCATTGCATTGTAGCAGTTACGATACTGCTGTCCAATTACACAGTGTGCACATTCCGTTTTATCACACCTACCAAACTGTAACCGACACACACAAGCAGAACGTCCCTCTGCAAGCTCACGAACTGCTAGATCATTAAAAGTCTCTTGCCTTGTAACAATCTTTATTTCTTCTGACATTCTATAATCAACTCCTTTACCTGTTCATAAGATTCTTTAATACACAGCCAGCTATAATTAGGTATACTAATTATTGCATGCTTACCATTATCTGCTGGTACAAAGTATTCTAGCTTATCCAGATTAATTGTAATAGCAGAACTATCAGGTTTATGTAACTCTATAAACATATTATACCTCACAAAATTAAAAGTAACAAGTTCTGATCAATAAATAAAAAAGACCCACAGATCCGAAAACCTGTGGGTCTCTAACATCAATCAGATGTTATTTGTTTGCAGGAAGAGCTTTGATTGTGTATGTAGATTCAAGCTGGTTAGCTGCTGCTTTGAATTCAACTACGATACCTTTTTCAGCCCAGAGTTTAACTGCCTTATCAAGGTCAGCTTTTGACTTGAATGTCTTCTTCATGTAGTCAAGAAGTGTGATGCTGTCACCAACTTTTGGTGTATCACCGAATACCTTGTTAATGAAGCTCTGGTTAGAACCACCAGCTGTGCGAACAACAGGATTTGCACAGTCATTGAAGAACTTTTTAGCTTCAGCTGAGAGTGACTCAAAACCTTTGTTTGCAATAACTTCTTTTGCAAACTTTACAAGGTTTTCTTTTCTTTCTTTCTGGCGTTCAGCAAAAGCTTTAGCTGCTGCTGCTTTCTTTGCTTTGAATTCAGCGTCCTTGTTTGCTGCATGTTCGTTCTTCTGAGCTTTCTGTGCTTCTGACACTGGTGTCAATGGTGATTTTACGTTTGTGTTTGCTACTTTTTCCATAGTAGTCTCCTTGTTTTGTTTTGTTATCTGGTTCATACAAACCAGATTTGATTAACTAAATCATTTAATCTTGTTTTAATTATAACTCAAACAAAATTAAAACTTAAAAACTGATCAAACTTTATTAAAAGTTTTTAATGTTTTATTTTTTCAGGTTCATACATTCATTTGTCTTATTTCATTTTTGTGTTGTCATTATATAGAACGAACACACATCAAGACCAGGCAGCATGTCCCTAAAAGCAATCTTCAACAACAATCTGGTAACTGAACTTGACCTCCAAAACTTATGAATGTACAATTTTTGTTTTGATCAAAGCGAATTTAATTTGAAAATAGAAAAATTTTGCATAGCAAATATAAAATTGACTTGATCAAAAGTTTTTTTGTACATTCACAAGTTTCAGGTAACTAGTTCAGGTTATAGTTGTTGTTGCGAATTGTTGCTTCAAGTGTCATAATAATATCTAGCTTGCCATTGTTGAACACTTCAGTGTTTGCTATTTTATCTAGCATGTCTGGATTGAATAAACATTCTGGGTCATAATCAACACCAGGATAGAACTCATCAACAAACGAGTTTAGCATGTCTAGATATGTTCTAGTATCGTCGTTACACTTTACCCAGTAAGTACTCATTGCATCAAGTACACGACATATATCTATCCACTTAAGATCCTCGTAACTTATACTATTAGGATTATATACAAGGTGATTTACAAATACTTTAGTCATTGGTATTATAAACATACCATCCGATGCTGCTACAATCGTCAAACAGTTTTTAAACATATGCTTTTGGAAGTAGGTATACATCCAAGCAAGCTGACCAGGTCTCCAAGCAACTTTAATTACTTTGTCTTTAATAGAAAGCTTAGGATCATTCTTAAGCTCTAGCCAAGTATCAAGTCCACGACCACATACAAACATATCAGGTATTCCGTTACCAGTGTTGTGTGACTCTATTCTTGTAATCATTAATCTTGCTTTAGCAAGTCTATCTGAGAATGACTTACTGAAATCATGTTCTGTCTTATACATTACTTCTTTCCTCCATGCTCATACTATAGTGTGCAAAGCTCTTTATTTATTACGTCATTAATAACTTTAGCATTATTAATTACTAAATTATCATCAATCCAAGTACGTGACTTTACCATATCATTATCATATACATTAAATTCACGTTTATCTGTGCTAATACGCCCAATGGATACAAACACATTAGGCTTCATGTTTGTTACAGCTGAGAGTGACTCAGGCTGATATGATACAGACATATCTATATTTGCTATCTTGCCATCACCATATACACAGTCTTCAAATCTCTCAGTATGTTCCTGAAAATATTCTGTTGCTTTATCAAGCCAACCAGATGTCTTTAATACTTCATACAAGTCTTTCATTAATTCATTACTATTCATTTATCTTTCCTTTAGTTATAATTTAACATTACCCAGAAACAATCAAAGATCAATCCGGGTATATGTGGATCACAACCTACCTAATTTATCAAAAGCATCACAAATATCTTGGTCATCTATTACCATTGTGTCTGGGCAATACATAAGCAGATATTCTATAAGTTTTGCTCGGTCAAGCGCACGCTTTGTGCGTGACCTTTGTGAAGCATTAGAACCAACTGTATTGTTTTCATTGCTGAAGTAGGAACGATATTGTTTCTGTAGTTCAGCAATAAGGGTTCTAATTTCTTTTAACATGTACTCTTTATTCATGTTACTTCCTTATTTGTCTGGGTCAATTAAGTCATGTTCTGTTTTACCTGAGTTCTTAAGCTCATCAAAGAACTTGCTATTGCGCCAGCCCTGTCTGTAGTCAGAATTACTGTACATCAAGAATATGATAACAGCAATCATTAATATAGCAGCTACTATTAACTCCATAAATAATTCCTTAACTTCTTCCAGAAAGTTTTCATATTACTATCTTTACTTTTGTTTGCCATATTATTAGCAAACAAACCATTAACCTGAGAGTGAGTCCCGTAGTTATTATAGTTATCAATGTATTCTTGGTACTGCTTATCATCTAACGGGTAACACTGTCTTTCAACAACTTTACCTTCCACTTCTTTAATCATATTGACACATTTAGGATTGTCAAACACTTGAACGACTATAATTGACTGACTAGACAAAGTCTTTGTGTACATAATCTTTGGTATTTTACCAATCAACTCTTTTTGTTTAATTCTCATACTGTTTTACTACCTCCTTCCAGTACTTGATAACTTGCTCGTCTCTTTTAGGACATCCATCTTTTTTCCATTGCTCAATAACTGCTTTTGCTAATGCTAGTGTACCATTAGTATACACAGTCAGTTCTTGTTTAGTCCAAGGTTTATCCTGCGACTTTGACCCATGATTCATTGTCTCTTTCATATTTTTGCCCCTTCCCAGTACCAAGACCTACACCAACCTGATAATGACAGTCACAACACATATTAGCCCAAGGACCATACACAGTTCTACCGTCAATAAATGTATTGCTGATTGGTTTACAGCAAATATCACAGTATGATGGTGCTGGACCTAACCATTTTTTAACAGTTGTCATATTCCTTTACCTCCGTATCTTTACCATACATGTAATAACATGTGTGCTCTTTCCAATGCTCATCATTTTCCTGTAACCATTTCTCAGGGTCATCTGTTTCTACATTTCTATATACCCTGATTTCATTAATAGCATAATCCATTACTGTAATAGTGTTAAAGTCTGCTTTCATTTTAATACCTCTGTCATTTTTGTAATATAATCCAGTGACTTAGACTGAATAACCAACCGTGTTCCATAGAATAAACAGAACGTACCTGATACATAAACAACATTAATCATTTAGTACCTCCATAATGTAACCTGATATAAATTACCAGGTTACACTAATCAGTCATATAAACCAGTTATATAAACATGGTTACATTAATAATTATTTATTCCTTAAAAGTCTCAAGGAACTTGTCAATTGCTTCCAGGATAATTGGGTCTACTTCAGCACAAACTCTAAGGTCACTTTCTGCACCCCAAGACCAAGCACCAGGCACAAGATATACATTACAGTTCTCATAACCAAACATCCAGCAAACATATCTGTCTGTGAAAACACCATTCGGGAACCACTCTTTAAAGCTTTCATTTGTTAGGCCAAGTATCTGCTCTTTATTAGTAATGTTGTTGCAAGATGAAAGTTTAAAAGCATAACTTCTATACCTGAAACAGAAATCTTGGTCAAGAACAGGATGTTCTTCTTCAGTATCAAGCTTAATATCACCAGAATAACATGAACAAGTCATGTCTTCATACATCTGTTGTACAGTTACGTTTGGGTCACTGTACATTTTAGCCCAAGAGTTAAATCGTTCCTGAGCTTTGCTAAATAGTTCTTCTTTAGTTATGTTATCCATTTCCAACCTCCTATGATTTAGCAGTGATAATTCTTGCTATCTTAGATGAAACATTGCATCCTGCAATAACTTCGTCAGCACCAATGCAACTAAGTATAACACATATATGGCCTAATAAAATCATTTCGTCATTAGACAAATCAACATTTAGCATAGTTTCAGAGTCAATTGACTCTAGCTTACTATTTAATGATTTTATTGTATCCAAGGACGACTTATTATACACATTAATAATAGATTCAATGAATCCGGCAATAGATCGTAGCTGCTCATTGCTATCAAATTTTAGTGTTAAGCTATCCATATACTTACTCCAACGTATCAAGATTTCTTCTTACTTCGTCAAGAACTTCGTCAAGAGCATCATGCCACTCATGACCTGTAGCAGTTAATATCTGTTCCATAAATTTTATTTCTTTAGCAATCAGCCAAGCTTTATTATGCAACCACTCAGGAATAATACTGTCTAGAGCAATCTTTGCTTCACAATATTCATAAGTATCTACACAGTTCTGTGCAATAACTTTCTTGTAATGTTCTACCTTGTCTACAGAAACCATAATTCTGTGTGATGCACAAGCTCTTTTGTTTTTTAAGCTATCCATTTCCAGCCTCCTTTACCTGTTAACTTTTCTAATGTCTCAAGACATCTTAATGTGTTTTCTACATTATATCGTTTAGTGATATGCTCTTCTTTACCATCGATACAAATGTAACCAAGATACCTAGCATGTTCTACAATAGCATAGGTATTACCATTTCTAAAGATTTTACTCATCTTTATATCCTTAACCAGGTTTATCTGCTGTCTGACTAGTATGACATACCTATTAGACAGTCAGAGGTACCTGACTATTAAATATTTAATCAGTGACCTAATAATCATTAATTATTAGGCCATAAATTAATTATTTAATACCACGTTTACGTAGCAATACCATACCACAGTATATGAACTGAATATAATATTCCTTAAGGTACTGACCTATAGTATCAGGGTTATATTTAATATACATCTCAGCCATATTACTACCTCACTACTAGTTATCACTATTTTTCTCGTTCAGAGACCCGACAAGTCATGGATAACTCCACAAGATTATCGGGTCAAGAACATTCCTACAGGCCGAGTGTTTTCTTTGCAACTTCCTCTGAGATACCTGCATCAATCATTGCTTTAAGGGCCTTGTCAAGTTTGGCCTTTTGTTCCTTTTCTGCTTCCTGAACGATACCTTTAAAGAATTCCTTAGCTTCCTTAGACAATCCTTTAAGACCCAAAGCTTCTTTGGCAATTGCCAATGGAACTGTAGTTGCCTGTTTTGTGGTACCAGAACCTGAACCAGAGCCTCCAGCCTGGTGGATAGATTCCCCCTCGTTACGAAGGTCTGCTGCTCCAAGGTAAATATTAGTATCATCATCTGACTTCACGATAGGCACACCCTTACTAGTGAATCCAGAACGAGGTGCTTTCTTCAAGAGCTCTACTAATTCCTTAGGTGCCCCTGGAGCTATCCAACCAGAGTTGTTTGCTTCTACTTCCCAAGCTTTGCCTGCAAAATTGAACTTTACTGTTTTCATAATATACCTCCCATTTCCTGTCTTAAGTGCTAGGCATATCTCACACAGAGACTTAAGGCCTAGTTCACTGGGTCAAGAAACGGGCATAATCCGGACATACAGCAGGGTATAATTTACTTATATATCCTATTATATTACACTAATAAAACCAGGACTTGTAATACATTTCCAGGCACAGGAATTTTTTTATCTGTAAACCTAGAAAAACCCCACTAGACAAAAGTCAGGTAGCAAGCTACCAGTTTTATATAGCAATGGTTTTTATCTGCTCAACGGTTCGCGAG